TATGATGGTCAGCCCCGTCGCAGACGTATTCCCCTCGCCGATCTTTGCTTTCTGAGACGGTGAACCTCACCTCATCCTGCGGCGGCAATCGCCAGCCAGAGAACGGCTTGGACGTTTGCAAAAGCGCATAAGACGCGGCCAGCATGGGCTTGGTCACGTGCAGCGTCATATCAGGTGCTCCCAATCGCCATCGGGATATTTTTTTGACATGTAGGCGTAGAGATCGACGCCCTCGTATTTGCGGCATAGGTATTTGAGCGATAACGGCATGATGCATAGGTCGCCGTTTTCGACTTCGTTTAGGACGACAATTCCGCGCCAATGGCGTTGGTTCTGCCTGCCGCGATAATCCTCAATGTGGAGGTAACAACTTCCGGCCACAATGCCGTGTATCGTCTGGCCGTTTCCAAGAACCTTGTTTCCGTAGCGGAAGCCCTGCTCATGGCCCTGGATAAAACTTTGGCCGATCTTGTTAAGGCGGTTTGAGACTTCGCCGCCGACTGGAAACTTGGAGTGCTGCGAGGCAAAGTAGTGGGAAGCCATGATGCCATCGGCATTGGACCGCTTGAGAAACGGCACCCATTCCCAATCCCGCACCTGACAATTATTGGAGCCGACGTGGCCCATCCATCGCGGATCATTCGTTGCCACGCGGTCTGCGCGGTCCTCATGGTTCCCGGCCAGAAACCGCTTGCGCGGCTTCCACTTGTTGCCCTTAAGAGCAAGCTGGGCCTCCATAGGTGCGCATAAGCGCGCAAATGCAGCGTTTCCGGCTTCCAGATCGTCTTGGTAGCGAGCGCCCTCTAGCGGGGCTGCTCCGGGCTGTACGTGAGAGTTGAGGCTAGGGAAGTCCCAGTGATCGCCCAGATGGCAAATCTCGTCCGGCGCATAATCCACAAGAGCCTGCGCGACCCAGCCGATATGATCGAGTGGGACACCGGGCCTGACTTGGGTGTCGGGGATGTAGAAATGCCTGCGGACTTGGGCGGCATCACGATTTGGCCGATCTTTTGGCCGATCTTTCACGGGTGGGAGTTTATATTCTGGGGATGGCGGCTGCGCCTTGAGCGCGGCGAGGTCTCTTTCCAAGACCTGTATGCGCGCCCGCATTTGTTCTGGCGTCTGGGCCTTTACCTTCGGCTCTATGCCGTATTCGGCGCAGAGCTTTCGCCAATGCTGCGCTGTGGAGCGCGTGACGCCTAGCGCGACCGCAGCTTGCGAGAGGTTGCCGCAGGCAATAGCAATCTCATCCGCACACCGCTGCAACTTGTCGAGCGGCGGCTTCGGGATCGGCATGAGCTACAGCTCACTGCATGAAGGAAGCGGTATCAAGTCTCCCGATAGCTGCATGTATATCCGCTGCGCGTCGGATAGTTGATCTGACAGGCTTGCGGCCAGGCTGCTGTTGCCTTCCTTCAACGCCCTGCATCTCTCGCGCTGGAATGTCTGCGCGCGGTTGAAATATGCGTCGGATTTAAGTTCGTTTTTGGCGTTTGTGATAAATCGCTTTAGCGCCTCGTGATCTTCGATGACGCGGGCGCGACTGGCCCAGGGCGGTGCGTCAGATGCCATAAATGGGATTGCAAAAGCGCCCAACATAATGACGCCCGCGACTGCACCCGTTACGACTCCGATATGCTTTAGTGTGTAATTCGCCATGACAGCACCCTTTATAGATAGCCGATCAACGCTTAACGCCCTTGCAGGCTCGCACGGCATCTCGCAGCGCCACGCTGTCAGCAGCGAACATGGGCCAGGCCGCATCCGGCGCGGCCCGCTCTAGCTCTCTTGTTATTTCTTCGGTGTATGCCGCGTCGTATTCTTTGAGCGGTATTAGGTTACAGTCCCCCGCCGTCGCGCAGCCTCTTAACAAGATCAGCGCGGGTAGCAGGAGCGCGAGACTGTGCGTCCGAAATTCGCTCGGCTGCCTGGTTGTTTCTTTCGCCAATGGCTTTTTCAACGGCATCTGATCCCGCCTTTCTCGCGAACCAGATCATCCCCGCCAGCAAAGCAAAGGCCACGCCAGCGAGGATAAATCCGGGGTACATCAGGCCGCCTTCTTTTTTGCGGCAATCGACCAGATGACGGTCGCGACGGTCATAATCGCGGTGACAAAACCGGCAACACTGTCGGCGGTGATATAGCCGCCGCTGACAAGGAATCCAGCGCCAAAGGAGATAACGTGGCGAACAATTCCGTCAATCTTATCGTTAATCAATACCATCTCAGTCTCCTATCTAACGTCGCGGTAAAATCTGTGCCTGCCTATCTTTGCCGTGAAAGTAGCGCCGTTCACCCAGGCTGGTGCCGTTGGCATAATGTCAGAATAATAATGAGTAGCGCCGCCGGTCGGGTCTTTGTGTATCCCCGCTCCAGCCTCGGCAATGTAGTTTGCAAACGTGATTAGCTTTGCGTCTGCGTCATCGAGCGCGATCATCTGGCGCAGATTTGGGTCTTTGGGATGCCAGCAAGAAAACTGATAGGGCCACATGCAAACGGTGGCTAGGGTTTTGCCCCATCGCCCGTCCCTGACGCGATTGACAAAGACATGCGCAACCGCCCTTTGCCCGTCCTCACCCTCACCGCGCGCCTCGCCCCATAAGGTCCGCGCGGCAATGTGCATGGCGAATGTCATCAGGCTAGGCCAAAAACCGGGCGATTGATTTTCAGGCGTTCATATACCTGTTGCATCTGAGAAACCGAAAGCGCCGTTCCCTGATGAATGGAGAACAATTCAGCGCGCGTTCCAGTCTCCGTGAAGCTATCAGTCGCAACCGCCGCATCCATAAGCGTCAAAGATTTGGCCGCCGAGTTTGTTCCAGCGGTTCCAACAGAAACGGCACCATACCAAGAAGCCGCCCCAAGACTGGCAATCATGGAAACCTTGGCCGCGCCGTCATCCCATGAAACGCCCACAAAATACCATCCGGGCGGCGGCGTGTCGTCATACTGCCCAAAGCCAATAGACTTCTGAATATAAATTGCGTTGTTAGACATCACCATAAGCTGAAGTCTGAACACCGCGTTGTTTGGATCGTCTTTGGCGACGTATATACTCACATCAATTCCGTTCGTTGACGTGACCCCGTAATGGTCATTCATAGTTGAGACAAGGCTAAAAATGCCGTCCGCCGTCCAGCCCGGATAATAGAACAGCGCCATCACTGTTCCCTTGGTGCCTGATTTGTGCAGGTTCTCAACCCATGTCGGATTTGACGCAATAAGCGTCATATAGTCCGCATCGCTGAATGAGAAGTAAGTATCAGCACTCAAAGAGCCAGCGCTTCCGTTGAAGGCTCCGTCCGCGCTGTCCGATCCCGAGCCTGATCCGTTGTAGAAATCCGTATCGTTCGCGGTCAGGTCATAGATTGTTTGACCGCTGCCGGAGTAGCAATTCGCATCACCAAAATCGAGGCACAGCTTTAGATTAGTGGTGAGGCTCAATTCACTCAGGACTGAATAAAAATTGGTCACAACAGCCCCGCCGACAACCGTTGCCACCGTCACATCTAAATCGGCGGCAGTCCCGGCTTGGCCGTAAACGTCAACCCCGCGAACGAATACCGTGTAGTCGCCAGCGGAGAGGGCGGCGGTAGTAAAGTCGCGCGCCTTTCGGTCGCGATCCAAATACGTGGCGTTGCCGATGACATCGCCTTGGTCTGCAACTAAAACGTCATACCCCGACAGAAGCGGTGAAACGAGGGCGTCCCATGTCAGCGTGATTGATCCGCTCGCCTGCGTGAACGCAAGCCCCGTGGGAGCGTCAAGCGGGTCTGGCAGGTCGCCGCTTGCGACCGTCTGACTTGTCTGCGCGAGATAATCGGAAATCGTATCGAAATCATAGTCGGCAGGGTCAACCTCGGATATGACAACAGGTACATCGAGATTGCGGTTATCGGTCACGGCATCGACACGGAACAGCTTGGAAATGTAACCGTTCTTGGTGCTGGTCCATTCGATGTAATCGTTCGGCTCCAGCTTATAGGCCGATGGAGGAAGTACTAACGTGTGGCGGCGGAATTTGCGGGCTTCGTAAAGCGCGGAAGTCTGCAACCGCTGAACCTGCGACTTATATGGGACCGCCGCGTAATTGACGTTGGCAATAAGCTCGCGGCCATCGTCCTCTGTTACAAGTGCGGCGTCTGTCCGTAGGGGAGCGTCGCGCGTCCCCCATCCTTCATCCGGTTCTGGATAGACCGCCGCGATTCCGTTCGCGAGCTTGTCCTCGCCGGGGAACATGTCAAATGTTTGCGGCTGCGAAATGATGACATCGCCATCGGTAAAGCTGTAGATTGATGATCCAGCCGCCCCCACATAGGGTTTATACGAGCCGCCGACCTCAGCCAATCGCCCGTTGCAGCATTTTAGCAGTTCCTCGATGATGTCAGCCGGTGGCGTGTCAACGGTGATTTCAAGGCCGCAGCGGAATTGATCCTCCGGGTTTCCGTCGGCATCATCCACATCCACATCGCATTCATTCATGGCCGCAAACCAGGGCGTCGATGGACAGCGGTTTGCGTTCAAATCCTGCAATCCGTAAAACCAGTCGGTGCTGTAGTACACGCCGCGAAGAATGTTGTGCGCGACAACCATCGGATTGGATGTCAGTTCGTAAGTTGAGGCCGTGCCGAAGCGGTGCGAGCCAGACCCGCTTGCCGTGGAGTCCTTGCGCTGGTCGTACAGTTTTACGCCGTCAACCTCGAATTTGTAATTCGGGAAGCTGCTAAATAGGCTTTGATTGACCAAGGCAGTTACGATCACATAGGCGCGGCCATAGCCAACCATGCCGCTGTCATACGGGTAATTGGCGTGGGAGCCGAATTTAGTGCTTAGGAAAGAGTCAACGGCAGTCTGCGACCCGTCATGGAAAGAAACCCACAGGTGGTCCTTGCCGCTGACGCGATATTCGATAATCGGATATCCCTGCGTTGCAGGTGTGAGGCCGGTATTATAGGTCGCGCGCTTTTCGTTGACGAACAATCCGGCCAGGCCACTGACCTGCAAATCTGAAAGCGCGATGACGTAGGTTAGATAAGCGTTCGGGGTATCACCGTCCTTGCCCCAGACGCCCGCATATACAAGGCTGCCTGCCGTGCAATAGCGACCGCAGATAAATGACTGCGGCACCGTTCCGCCTGATGCAATCGAGCCGCGTACCCCAGTTGCAGCGGACCCGCCGCCCTTTGGGCCGCCAAAGAGTGCTTGTTGTACGTATGCTAAGCCGAGGCCAACTACCAAGTATCCAATCGTAGTCCCAATGGCTACAGATGTGGCCGCGCCAATGCCTAGCGCGTACAGGGTAGGAATCGCGACATTCGCGACGGCTGTAGCAGCAATCGCAATTGCGCCGACGACTGGCGGCATCAGCCAATCCTCCAAGCCATAGCCGCGTTTTCACGCGGCAGTATGCCATAGCCATCTCCTGGCGTTATGCAGCCGATGTGGTCGCCCAAGAATACGCCAAGCGCATAAGCGTTTTCGCCGCAGTCTATCGCCGCCAAATCCCCCACCCTCGCCATCGACGGATGGCATTCCGTAAAAAGTGCGGACGCCAGGCTAACAAGGTCGCGGTGCCCGTTAGCTATTAGGGCTTTGGCCGAAGATAGAGGGTCGTCATATTGGCCCGCATATGGCGCAAAGAAATCCTCACCCGTCATTGCCTCAACGCAAGCCGCCGCGAAACGCGCGCAATCCCATTCGCCCCAACAAAATTCCCGCCTGCGGTTTTCCGAGATGACGGCGAATAGGCGCGTCCTCCAATCGAATCTGCGCTTCATTTCGTCCTCGAAAGAACCCAGGCCAGTATTCCAGGGCCGCTGGTTGGGGGTGCAGATGCGGCAGCGCCGGAAACCGTGCCGCCATTCTGCCCCCAGAAAAGCTCCCATCCGCCAGCAATGTTCGTGTATTGGTAAAAGGTGTCCCCGGAATGCCTCGCCTGGCATGAAGCATCGCTGCGCTTCGCCGTCCCGCGCCTCGTAAGTTCGCGCGTATGCGATGTGCAACGGAGGACCACTGAGCCAGCATTATCAGGCGTCGGCGTGTTGATGATGCAGCCGTCAACAAACCCGACAAATCTCGGAATCGCGCTGGCAACAATAGAATGCGTATCAGGGTCAAAAATTGCCCTGTGAACCTCTACAGCGGCGCGCTTGAGATTGTATGTCCTAACATAAGTGTCGATTGTGTCGTTTGTCTGGTTAAGGCTGATCTGAACAGATCGGACAGACATATCATTTACGAGCGGAATATCGTCACAGGTTATGAACGTCCCGGAGCCTGTGAATGTGCGCGATACGGTGGACCCGGATATTCCGTCGATCACATTGCAGGTGATTGATCCTATATCGTCCCAAAAGTACGCCGCGTCTGAATCAACGGTTACGATGCTGAATAGCTGGCGCGCCTCGAGACGCCGCTGCGCAAGAGCGGTTACGATAGATGCGTCTATGGTGCGCATTACAGGACAACCTGACAGGCTTTGAAAGATATGCGGGTGAATTTAACATCCGACTGGATGTCAACCGAGCCTGGTACGATGCAGGCCAGAAAAGTTGGAATTTTAAGCGTCACAACATCATCGACCGCCTCACCGTTGCGGATGCGGGAAGCAACCGAAAAGGTTGCCGTGTCGCCTGATCCGTCGCTTGTGACGGTTTCTAGGACGCGGTGGTAGCCGTACCTAGTCGCAACGGAGATCATGTCGCCAACCGTGAGCGTGTAAGACGCAGGCAGACCCTTTAGCTGTAACCCGTATGAGCCAGAGAGAGCTTTAATCTTGACCGTGTTAGAGCCGACAATCGAGCCAGTCGGGTCAGCCTTGGGATAGCGGCGCTTCGTGTTGTAGCACCAGAATGTTTGCTGCGACCCTTGCAAGGCTTCTATAAGCGCCTGCGCCCGCGCGGCATCGTCGTCGTTCATTACAGTTGTTTGGATGTCCGCCATCCATAATTCCGGGCCAAGGTCTTTACCCAGAACCGCGCCGGATGATTGATTGCTCATTTCCTGTTGGGGAACGAGTTTTGGCACGATAGCCGGGAGGGGGAGAAGGTCGATAAAATTTGCAGTCGATAGCGGATACGAGATGGTCATTACCTTACCCTGCTATCGTTTGCAATTTGCATGACGCGATTGGGAAGAACATGCCTGCTGAAATGCGCAACGACATTGCTGGAAGCGCGCAACACTTTAGCGTTTAGATCATCGCTCAGGGATATTTCGACAAAAACCCGCTGGTCCGTTGCGGCATCCTTCATCGGCGTGACGGTTGCGGGACCGCGGATTATTTCCGGCCCCCTTTCGCCAGCGATACCCCACTGACCCGCAGGGATTGTGCCGCCTTCCGCAAACAAACCAGAAAACGCCGAAAGTATCCCGCCGAAAAACCCGCCACCGCCGCCACCGCCGCCAGAACCGAGGGACGATTCGATTGCCTTCGCGATTTGCAGCTTGATTATTAATTGCGCAACGCCAAGGATCATGCTCCCCATCGCCTGCAAGAAATTCTTAGAGCCCTGCATAGCCGCTTCACCAAGGGCCATGATGTTTTCGGCGGCAGACATTGCGATGAATCGGTTTGTTTCCGCTTGACGCTGCTTCATCTCCTCGGACATTTGTTGATAGTGCGCAACTATCTCGTCATTCTGCGCCTTTCGCTTCGCATTTGCGTCATCTACGCCCCTTGAAACGAGTTCACTCCACTCGCGAGCGTAACGCATCGACTCGATCCAGGAGCGGTAATCGTCCTCACGGCGCTGGTTAAATCCGTCGTACCAGACCTTATTTGCTTCAGCGATTTGCTTTTGAGCGTTGGCCGTAAACTCGGCCATCGCCTCGGCGCTGGCTTTTGCCGCCTCGTCTCGTACGCGATACCCGGCAAGCGGTGATTTCGTGATTGCGCCTGCCGGAAGATCGAGATTTGCAACCGGTAAATCCATTGGGAGGTTGCTTGTCGTTGACCTCGCGCCGGGCGTTGTCCACGCCTTAGATGCCAATGGGTTTGTAGTTCCCATTGCCATATTTGCGCCCTGGCTAAAACTTGAGCCCATCGCCTTAAGGGCGTCAACAATCTTATTGGCAGACCATAAAATCGCCGTTAGCTCAGAGGCAATAAAACTTAGCGCTGGCGCTGCTTGCGCCTTCAAATGCTCCCAAGATTGCCCCATCTTGGTAACAGCATCATTCATTTTCTTTGCGGTGTCGCCAGAGACAACCCGCCCAAGCTCTTTCTGTTTTTCTGTAACCTCAGAAACCGATTTGGAAAGTTCTGCCATTGCTGGCACAACGTATTTGCCCAGCTTGTCACCAAGCAATTCGTTGAGGGCGTTCAGGCGTTGCGTTTCGCTGGACATACCCGCTGCGCCACGCGCTACAAGCGGCAAGATGTTTTCCGCTTTAGCAAAAGCGCTTGATACAGTATTGACCGACAAGCCGAGCGCCATAAAACGCTCGCGGGCTTCTTTCGACCCAGCCTGCGCCTCGCCAATGCGATCCGTGAGGCGCGCAAGGATGCGGTCCATAACTTCGGCGCTTCCGCCGTTGTCCGTTAGCGCAGCCCTGTAGGCTTGCAGGGCCTCGACAGAAACGCCAACCTGCTTGGCTTGATCCACAAGGGCCGCCGTGCTGGTAATCACGGACCTGGCAAAAGCGGCAACGCCCGCAGCCCCAACCCCTATTCCAGCCGCTCCGAGAAGGCCGCGAAGGCTGACAAGCTCCTTCGCCATATTGGTCACATTGACCGTTGTGCTCTTGAATGAGCGATCAATTACGGCAAGCATCCGATTTGAGTTGGCCGCGAGAGACGATAATTCCTGCCGCGCCTTTTGTGTGCCAGCGGTAAACGCCGCCGTGTTCATGGACAGCGGGACGTTTAGAGCGCCAATCGTTGTCGTCATTTTCTCAGCGCCTTCCGCGCGCGCGCATCCGCACCAGCAACAGCCGATGCTTCACGCTGCCGCTTGTCCATGTCCTCGTTTTCAAGCCTGAAATAAGCCATCCACTCAGAGAGCTCGTGCGATGTCATTCGAGACATCATCTCCGCATGTGTCATTTTTAATTCGCGCGCCAGCGAGAATTGAAACCGCCTCGTCTGGCGCTTTTTCAGTTTTTTGCGAGTGCGTCCACATCCGACGAGAGGACGGCGGATAGCCGCGAGGCAACCGCCCATAGCCTATTCATCGCGCGCGCCGATTTCTTGGCGAGCGCGGAGATGTCATCCTCGGAAAAAAGGCGGTTCCCCTCGTCATCGACGCAACAAAACGCGACCAGCTTGGCCCTGATGTCCTGCGGCGTTGTCACGTTTCCCTTGGAATCAAGATAGGTCATAGCCTCCCATCTATCTCGTTCCGAGGCCATTAACGCGCGGACGCGCACGATCCCGCCCCACTCGGGAACCTCCACATCTTCAAACGGCAGATCGTCAGCCTTGAGAATATCCTCCCGGTTAAGCATTAGGCCACCGCCCGCGTTACGTTGCCGGACGAGATCACGAACTTCGCGGAGGCAGCCGCCCTGTCACCAACGGATTGCCCGAAGGGTTGGTAGTCCGTCAGTATCCCGGTGAATTGATATTCCGGGTTGGTGGACGTGGTGCTGCCGCTCGTCGGCTTAATGGTGAGGGCCGTCGATGTCCCAAGCAATGCGAATAGCGTGGAGTCCACATTGCTGGAAGCGTAGTCCTGATTGAAAGTCAGATCGAGCGTTGCATCCTTAAGGCCACCAAGCCGGGCGTGATAGGTCGCGCCCATAGCCGTGGAATCCTGCGTTTCAGCCACTACGTTGAGCGTGGCCTGGGTTACGTGATCCGAGAGATTTACAGAGTTGACGGTAATTTTAGCGTCAGTAAGAACAAAGGCTGCCATAGGAAGCTCCTTATAAAATACCCATTGAACCGATTATTGCGAAGGACGGCGTACCGCCGCCAACCGTGAATTTGAATCTCCAATAATCGTCTGTCACAGCGCCAGACACCGTTTTTTGAGCCGCGCCTGCGGAAGTAATTTGCGTGAAGGTGGCGCGCGTTGTTGGAGTGGTAAACCCGGCATTGTCATCGCTCTCTATTGTCACATCGAGAGTCGGAGACGAGCCGGAGGCGGCTGTCACATGTATATTTGCGTAAAGCGTCTGCGTGGCTGAGATCGCGCCTAGCTGCTGCCCGGTTCCGTTTCCGGTCGAAGTCTTTGTACCGTTCTGCATCAGCAGCCCGCTCGCGCATGGCGCGGTTGACTGAGCCCCGGCTGAGAATTTGAACATATCGCCAACGGCAGCGCCGATCTGATATTCGGCTGATAGGGCCTTGAATATGTAAGCCTTGTTTCCGACTGTCGTTGTGGCCGCAGCCGTGACCGGCAACTCCGCCCCCAATGATCCGCTTGTTATCGCCAAGTCCGTGGCGTAATCCCAATAGCCCTCCACCTGAACGCCGCAGGACTTGAGGCCAGCCGCGCGCGCGCGATAAGCCGCCCCGAAAACAGTTGCGTCCTGGACATCTGCTTGCAGGCTCACAGCTAGAGAATTGGAGACGCCCGCCAAGGCGTACTGACCAATCCAAAGCCCGGCATCCGTTAGAATAAACGTGGACATTTTTATTCCTCGTAAATAAGCCTTACATCAACCAGGGCGCGATATATTTCGGCATCGTCGTCGTATTCGTCATTCGACGAAGAAATGAATGTGTCTTGAATGGTGACGGGGCTGCTTGCGGACCACCGCTGCAATCTTGAAACTATGGCCGCAGAAAGAAGCCTCATTCCGTCGAAGGTTTCCGACCAGCCGTCAATCTGAAATCTTGTATCTACGATTTGTGTATCAGAGCCCATTGCTGAATAGCGCGTCTCGGCAATTCGCTGATAGGTGACGCAGGGAAATAAACAGTCTTGCGGAAACCTGACCGGATAGACGCGAGTTGCGACAAGCGGGTATAGATCACCGGCCCCGTCCGTCAGGCGGGAGTAAAGCGCAGCCTCAATCGTCATTTAGCGGCCTATGAAAAACCGATTGCGGGATGAAAATCCCGATTTGGCGTATGGTCCGGCAAGCCGCGCCGCCGCATCCTCAATTCCGGCACCAAGTTTTGAGCCGATCATGTTGAGGGCTGCCATCTGCGTAGATTCCCACGATGGCCGGAGAAACGGGCGGGCGGCAACATGCCTGATTTTGCGCCCGGCATGGCTCGTTAAAACCCATCCATATTCTAGGAAGCGCAGGTAGAACGCCTTAGGCCCCACGCCCGCGAGGGCGGCAGCCGATATTCCAGAATCTCCAACAATAGCCGCAATCTCTCCAAGCTCTGAATTTCTAGCCAGCCTTGCGCGTATCTGCCTTTTTCCGAAACCGGGTTCGCGATTGAACTCCTTACCCGTGGGCTTGCCCTTCTTTCTGTATTTGTAAATGTGAGACTCCGCACCTATGGGGCATCTTGATTTCATCGCCGAAGAAACAACGCGAGCGCCAGCCCTTAGAGAGTTAGAGACAACCTTTTTGGCAATCTCGTCTGGCAACATTTGCAGGAGCTTGTCCAACTCACTAGCGCCCTCAATAGATACTAGGTTTGTCATTCGACCTTCGCCGTGGATTTGATTTCTAAACCCTGCCGCCTGCCGACTTCTGAAATAGAAGTAATATCGTAAATATCACCGGCATAGCTTATCCGGTGCTTTGCCGTGACATCCGAGCGATACCTGATAGTGAATGTCTTGGTTGAGCGGGCCTTGTCACCCGCAGCCTCAAGACCCTCGCTGCCGCCTTCGGCATCGACACTGGCCCACACGGTCGCGAGCGTTGACCAAGATTGGCTGACGGCCCCGCTGCTCGTCCGCGTTTCGGTTACTTCCTGGATCGTTATTCTGCGATCCGCCTTGCCGATCTGCATTTTAGACCCAAGAAACGATGTAAGGCGTTAAGCTGGCATCCTCGTCCCACATAGAGCTAACCACGTTGCCGACAATGCGGTTCTGCCGGTTCTCGTACATGTCGCCTATGCGGTTCAGAAGGTTCTGGATAATGGGACGCGGAATTGCGCCGGATAGACCGCCATTCGAGACGCTCGCGTATCCCGCAACATAGCGAATGCGAATAGCGTTTGGCTGCGATCTGATGCTTGGATAGCTTTGACCATAGGCGGGTTGTATGATCGCCATGCTAGAGCCCTGGTCGATCACGTCGTAGTAGCTAGACGACAGCGTTTGCTCCACGCCGCTGGTGTCTAGGTATTTCACGCTCGATACACTCACCAATGGCGGCAGCGGGATTTCAATGATCTGTTGCCAGTCCGGCAAACGCAGTTCCCATGTCTGCTGCACCAGGCATCGACCAAGGATGCCATCCCTACCGTCCAGCATGGCGGTAGCGGATTCGATCAGAGAGTCGATATAGGCGTCAGAGTTGTTGTCATCGACGCGAAGATGCTCCTTCGCCTCTATTAGCGTGACGGGATGCCTTTCCGGGGCCGTGATTAGATGCAGGCTCATGGGCTATCCGTGCAGCGGAGTTGAACATCCCTGACACCGATCTGACCGTCACTGGCCGTGATCGTGTTTCGGAGCGTGTATTGAACGCCATAGGTGCAGCCGGTAATTTTGGTCTGCGTTGTCGTGCTGTCGTTTATCTGTCCAGAAAGCACGGGGCCGGTCGGAGATATGGTCCAGGAAGAACTTGATATGGTGGCGGAGCCGAGCCAACCCTCCGCACCCCAGTCAATGTCCCAGATCAAAGTTTCTCCCGGGCCGATGATGCGATATGCGCTCACGATAAGACCTCTATCCCGTTGTGTGAGCCAGCGCTAATCACGATGCTCCCCCTGCTTGCATTCACAGTGTTATCAGTCCTATTTGCCGTGATCGTGCGAGAAACTGGGAACATAATACCGTGCGAGATAACCCCACCCGTGACTGCGATCTGTCCGTCAACAATAGTGATAATGGTACCTTGTGACTGAATTAAGTAACTAACATCCAGGCCATTAAGTACAATGCTGCCTTTGATGACTGTCAGCATGTCGGCAACGCTCAAAGACGCGCCAGACATATAAATATCGCCCTTGACGCCGAGCATTGAAAATGCCGCTTGGCTTTGCGCCCCGCTGAGAGTAAGCAGCGCAGGTGGTGCTTCTAGGCTGTCATAAATAGCGCCAGCGCCACCAGATAACGAAATGGTGCCGGTAGAAGTTCCCAAAGCGTCAACTATGGGTGCCGGTTTCCCGGATATGAGTAAGTCGCCCTTGACGCCCGCAAACGCTGCCGTGGTAGCAAGGGACCGGCCCGATATTGTAATGCCGCCAAAAACGCCACCAAGGGCGTCTGCTAACTGCAACGCCTTACCAGCAAGGACAAGATCGCCCTTGATTAGCGTGTATTGCTGACCCTGTGATATAGAGCCAGCCTGCCCAGCTATAACTAAATCGCCCTTAATCCCGGCAAATACTTCTGCGATCTTGGCAGCATTACCGGAAATTACTAGGTTTCCGACAACGCTTGTTAGCGTAAGGCCAACGCTAATCGAGCTTACAGAGCCTGTTAGCGATAAATCGCCCTTAATACCACCAAAGGCTGTGGCAAGCGCCCCGGCACTTCCAGTAAGGATAATGTCGCCTTTGACCGACAAATACTGCTGATATGTCTGTATCGAGCCCGATTGACCGCTGAGGCTCAGACCCCCCTTTACCGTTGCAAAGGCGTCTGCGATACCGATGATCTTCCCGGAAATCGCCAGATCGCCCTTTACAGACAAGAGCGCGTTGACAATGCTCGATGCCGATGAGCTTAGGAGAATTTCGCCATTTATAACCGTAAAGGAAGTGGTGGCAGTAAATAGCCAGCCGGTGTTCGACCCTCCGTTGACGTTACCGTTCGTGGTGTACGAATTGAACGTAGCGCCGCCAGTGGCCGAGCTGCGCGTGATGGTGCAGCCGTAAGCGTCATTAGTGCCGCTGCTGTCAGAAATCGTCCAGGTATTTACGCCATCGTCGCTATCGACCGCAATCGCGTTCGCGCCACTTGCAGGCATCGAAAGCGACGTAATCGCGAAGGTCTTTCCGTGTTCGTATTTCTGATTTGTATTGGCTTCCCAATAAAGATCGTTGCAGGTGAAGCCGCTGTAGAGATAAGAGGCCGCGCTGCCGCCAGTGTTGTAACCAACCTTGATGTTGTTCCAGGTTTTCCCGTAGCCATAAAAGTAGGCACTGTTGCCGTCGATCACGTTTCGCAAATAAACGGTGCCGCTGCTTGGGTTGATCGTGATGTTAGCAGAATTTCCCGTGAACGTATAAAGCTCGACGGTTCCGGTTCCCCAATTGATGGTAACTGCTCCGTCATCACCAACAGACTGCATCACGCTGATGTAATGATCGAAATTCCCCCAAGTGAAAGTTCCAATACGGGGGTTGATTTGGTATCCGGTCAGGCTATCAGCAATGGAGAGGCTACTGGACGTATCACCGAAAAGACTCACGATGACGCCAGTCTGGTAGTTGCGGAATGATTTTCCGGCGCTCGTCAACGTGTGCGAAACGCCGTTACCGTAAAAATCTAGGCTGAGATTTTTACCCGCAGGAAGCGTCAGCGTCATCCCTGACGCGGCGGTGAAGTCTCCGTAACACTTAATTCTTGAACCGTTCGTGGCGTCGACTGCTAAGGTGCCTGTGTAGCCTGTGCAGATGACCGATTTAGCCAAGCAATCGTAGCCGGTAATATCGGCAAGCGTGACAGTGCCAGAGCCAGAATTGGCATCAAACCTTGCGCTGTGAGTAGAATCTGGGACCGGCGCTCCACCAGTCCCGCCGCTTTGATAGGACCACTTACTCCCCGCCGTGCCGTCCCATGTCGCAGTGCCGCCGACCCAGTAATAATAAAGAAAATCAACCGAAGATGTATTACCCGATAGCGTCAGATCGCCCTTAACACCAGCGAATGAATCCGTCAGCTTCGCAGCCCTACCAGTGAGGGTCAGATCGCCCCTCACCAGCAGGCATGACGCGGTGATCGTCGGCGTCGTCGTCGCGGTGATGGACGTTCCGCTTAACGCAACGACCTTAAGCTGAATTTTATCTCCAAACGCAACGCTTGATCCGACAATCTGAACGCCAAACTCGTATTCGGTGTTATTATTTGCCGCCAAGTCAACGCTGGTCGAGGTGGAGCCGTCCTCGGAATATCGGCCAGTGACGTAGGTGCCTGTGCCGCCTAGGCGGGCCGTTGTAACCGCAGCCTCGTCAGCGTCGGATGAGGCATCGACTGCTTTCACAATCGTGCTGCCGGTCGTTACGTCCTGAAAAGCGCCGCCGTTCTTGTTGGCCTGTAGCTTTACTGTGTGCGCTGCGGGGTTGCCGCCCGCTGTTTCCTGTATGCAGAACCGAATACGAAATGTCGTATCTACGTTGACCGAGAAATTCGTATCAACCGCCGCAATCCATGTTGGTGCGGTTTCGACCGACGAGGAATCCGACCGGCCCCGGAAATGGCTTTGCGATAGTACCGGGGTTGTGGTCACGGAAACGGTCTCTCGGCTGCGTCAGTGGATGATTTGGGCGGTAAGCGAGGGTCGCTAACCGCGCGCTCGAATATCTCCCTAAATGTTTTTAGCGGCACGGATCGGCCAATAAGCACTATTTTATCGGTTCCTGGGCGTGTCAGGTAATCGAGCAGCCCGCAAAGGTCGCACGTGATCCAGTCGCCATTCTCGAAGGCGTAATAGTCCGCGCCGTGCCAGATGACGCGGCCATGATCGTATGACCTGACGGCAACGCAGATAACGCCCCAGCGAGGAATGTCAGACGCAGCCGCGTCCTCATCAGTTGCGGTCGTGCCGTCCGAATAACTGACGATCCACTTCACGCAAGCGATGCCTCGGTGACGATGGTGCCGCCCGTAAATGCCGTCCAGCTGATAACCTTGTTCTCTACCCAATCGAGAATGTTTGCCGGGGTGTTCGCCACCTTGAATTGGTACGGATGAACAGCGCCCCCGGCCTGGCCGTCAACAAAGCCCTGCACGGTAATAATTGTTTCGGCAGTGCCGTCTCGCTTAAACGAGATATGCAGATCAGTGACACGATAGACCGTGGCCGAAACTTTCGTGCTATCGTTTGTGATGGTCTTTAGAATTGGCATTAGAGCATTCTCCCTCCGGCATGGTCCGTAGGCCAGCCGTTGACGTGTCCCCATTCGTGCCTGAGCACACAGCCCTGATACGAGCGCCCGCTGTCCAGGCTTGGGATAATGACCAGATTGCCCCGGCTACAACCGACCCTATGAGGTTCCGCGCCCATTGATCGGCAAAGACCATCGACATCGGCCATGCCAAGTTCGCGCGTGATAACCGCGCCAGATGGCGCGTGGTCCATAACCTCTGGCGGCTGCATAATGTCGGGACATTCCGGCTTGCGCTCGCAGGCAGCGAGCATGGCTAGACTAAGTAAGCTCGAACAGACCGTTCGCACTGGGATTGATAATCAGTTTATTGCCGCTCGATACGGTAAAGACGGCGGACGTAAGCGACGCATAGCCCACCAGCTTATTCGCGGATGCCTTGGCACTCGTGCCAGTGCGCGCGACTACGACATAAAACATGATCGACGTTATGTTTGCCGATGCTGAATGCGATATGGCCGTAAAATTAAACCGCATGACGCCAGCCGATGCGCCGGTTGACCATGTGCGCGTCATCGCCTTGCCCGCCAGCGTGTAGCCGCCAGCCGATGCAATCTGGTTCGTGAGCGAGCCATACGTCGAGAGCGTATTGGTCGCGGCATTCGACGTTGACTTCATCAAGTGCATGTCAAACGAGGTGCCATCTAAGTCAATGGTGCCGTCAGCCATGTATCGCTTAAACCGCTTGTAGAACTTGAACGCCTGGACCGCCATTTATTTCTCCTGTTCCGGCATTTCCGCGCCGGTTTTCAATAAATAAGAGAGCAAACCATCGCCATGAACATCAATTTCAAAATGTTCTCCGTTCACGCGAATAACGTCTAGAAAATTACGAGCCTGCGCCGCCTGCCATGCGCTGCAAAGGTACTCCCGGCCAGCTACTTTGAACAAGGCCGCGCCCTCATTGTCATTAAGTGACTGCGGATAGGCGTGGTGTGTTCCGTCAGGCTTGTAGCAACTGTCAATTCCAAACATATGCTGAAATCGAAATCCCAATATTCTCAAAAGCAGGATTGACGTTATGCCGACTGTGCCAGCCGCAGGCACTCGCACCCACCTGCCCTTGCCGTAAAATTCGTCAAGAATTGATATTTCTTCGCCAGCGGTTTCTGCTACAGCATGGAATATGTATGTGTCACGATCATCCGCTGCATCAAACATAACTGGGTCGCATTGCGATGCGAGCATTGTCTTGCAGTTGGGTATTTTGACGTTGAGAAAGTCAACATTTTGAGGGCGGGCATCCAGTATCACATGGAGTGATGGCTTTAAGTTACGCTCCATAAGCCACTTTGCGGAGCCATTTAACGCGACAATCTTGGCCCCATTAAAATATAGCTCGCGTAATTCATCGTAAACGCTTGGCTCGTTAAGTGACCAGCCGCCCCCGACAATGCAAACGGGTACTTTACTCGTTTGGTGCGGACTGATCTGCGGTAATTGCAGACGAATTGAGCTGCGTACATTTGAAAATAAGGTTTCGTGGTCGGTATTCACTTTCATTACGGAAGCGTCAAACTTTTCACCTTCGGCCAGTGTGTACGTGTCGTTATCGAGCGACATAAAACACCCCCTCGCCCATCAGGTCGCGGGCTTCATGCACAATGCCCAATTCACGCAACAGATCACGCCACCAGACGAAGGGTTTAACCGTTAGGTGCAGGGCTTCGCCAACAAAGTCCCCGAAGTGATCTTCGGTGAAAGAGATCGAAAAGAACGCCTTGGGCGCAACTTGCAAAATACGATCAATGGCAAGGCCAACAAATTCTGTCGGTATATGTTCCATCACATCGCAGCAATAGGCGTAATCGTATGGACCGCCGCGCAAGTCGCGCCAGATCGTGCCGGTCGTCAGCGGTATATCGTCGTGATCCCACGCCGTGTCAGTGAGATCGAACCCCCTGACGCTAAGGCCGCGAGATTTCAAAGCCCGCGTTGCCGCTCCAGCGCCGCAACCAACGTCAATCAGGGATTGGCCACGTTTAGGGGACGCAATCGACCAGAACATGTCAATGTGGGAAAGGCCGGGGGAGAATTTGGAATAATCGTCTATCGCCCATGCCCTTGCGTATTTCTCGCGTTCTTTCGCGGCGATGCTCATGGCTTACCCGCCTTTCGCGTGATGTAGTCACGCCCAGCCCGCATTGCAGCGGCAGGCTTGACCAGCTCGGCAATGCCACGGGCAATCAGCGAGTTTGCAATGTTCTCTGGCATGTCGGGGATGACGTGCCCGGCAGACCAAATCCGCCACGCCTTTATAAGCTTGATCTTTGTCATTTCCAGGCATCCTGCGGTTTGCCGCTTTTCCAATAGTCGGGCACTCGCTGGTAGATGCCTCCCAGATTGCGGCCCGGCCACTTTATGACCGCCTCAATGTGCCCCACTGAAACGCGGTTTGCGCAGTAAAGCGTCTTGCCGCTGCGTTCCCAGTTGCGCCAGAAATAAATATCTTCGTCCTCATGCCCCTCACCCCACGAACCGTCTTTAGAGGGTGTAGAGAGGAACCAGGGCTTTTTGACATCTCGCAGCGATGCAGCCCTAATCAGTGTCAGGCCGAAATGGCCGGTCTTGAGCTTAAGCAGATCATCGTCGAATAAATTGGCTGGAACCCTCCCCGGTTCGGTTCCCGGCGGTAAATCGACCGTCGCTAAAACCGAATCCCAGCCTCTTGCCTGCTGCATGGCGCAGATTGCGTCTGCGTGCTGATTAAGCAGGTATAAGCGAATGAGCGTCAGTACGTCTTGTGCTGAAAAAAGCGTATCGAAATCAATCGTCAATATAGCGTCAGCACCGCCAGCAATGATGTCATCAAATCCGCGCTCAAGGCATTGCCCCCAATAAACGCCTTCATATGTCTGTAAAGGGATGCCCAGCTTCGACAAATTCTCCGTTGTGCAGCGGTGATTGGCCGTCCAGTGAACGCGAGGCATCGACATTGCCGCGACAATGTTCGGCATTTTCTTTATTTTGGCAGGCTTCACCGCCCGCATGTTGAGAGATACGGGAAGCCGCGAGCAGTCGCTGGCGTCTGAATCCCACTTGCCAATGTCGGTCAGATTTGCCGCGCGGAAATAGTCAATAAGCGTCCGCTCGTTGAACAGCGATCTATGATAGTCGTCTGCGTCCGTCTGACCGCCCATCAAATATGCTTCTAGCGGTGCCTGCGAACCGGCGCTGTATTGCTCGACACACCAATCAAAATCAGGAACGGCAATCTTGAGAACGCCGCCCGGCTTTAGTTTTGAAGCCCAATGCTTGATGACTTCCGGGGCTTCGGTATGTGAGAAGTGCTCAAGGATGTGACTGGCGCGGATAACATCAACGCTCTCATCCTTAATTTCAACGCCATTGTGTGAAAGCGGAAACGCCTCGTCTCCGTTTTTACGGTCAAGATTCAGGTAATACGGCAGCGGATTGCTGCCGGAGCCGATATTGATTTTCATGGCTTCTCCAGAACCGTCCCCAAAAAACACGCGGCAGGCCGGGGGAGGGCCAGCTTTTCGGGAATGACCCTAGCCGCGCGATACAGACTTAGACGTAAATCGCGTTCAGAGTGCCTGCTGTTGCCGCACTGGTCGGCGCGATTTCACCGCGATGAAGGGCCGCAACACCAGCGAGAACCATCGTGGTCTGCGGGGACGCCGAGACGCGCAAGTAACGCTTGCGGTTGCGGCAATCGACAAAGAAGGTCCACACATTCTGACCAGCGGTCGAAGTGTAGGCGTTCGTCGCGATAGTGTAGTCGGTGCCCGAAACAGCCCCGGTGAAGGTCGCGTAGGAGGAAGTCGTGTCGCCCTCCTCGATCTTCAAAACCGAAAGCGTATTGGACACAACGTCGGCATTGCTACCGATAACGCTGATGGCTGCGAAGTCGTAGCCCTTCGTATCAATAGCTTCGCCTGTGGCAGTAGCGCCGTTCGTTTTAGAAACCGGCAAAATAGCAAGCACAGTCTTGGGATGCGGAAGCATGGCCCAGTCCTTTCCAAAATAATTGAGTTGAAAAGCGACAGGCGCTGCGCGCCCGTGAGAGCGTCAGCGCCTGTCTTGGCAAAATGATTGAGATGAAAAGCCGCTAGGCTTATTCGCCCATCAGCGCGACAACCGCGCCAGCGTTGGAGCTATCGCCGGTCCCGTGCGCGACAATATCGAAGCGCTCGGTGCCAAGAATGGCGATTTGACGATTAGCGAAGCGGTAGCTGGCGTCACGCTCGACTTCCAAGCCGCGACGGTCGCCCATTGCGACGGCCATCGAGAGGTCGCCAAACAGGATCATCGCAACGTCAGAAGCGTCCGTCGTCGCCGAGGCGGGCGCGAGCATGGCGGGCGTAATCACAACATCATATCCGTTGTATTGGCGGATCGTGCGGCCCGATGCCTGGTCCTTGGTGACGCCACCGGAAGCTCCGATCAGGCGTTCAAAGACGTTCGCAAACATCGTTTGCGAGCAGTACCACTTGGGATTGCCGCGATCATAAACGTACTGCGGCAGCTTGCCCTGCACACTCGCAAGGTCCACCGCGTCGATTTCAGCCATCGTGTCATGGCCGCTTGCCGCATCAACGGCACCAGCCAAAGACCCAACGCCAGCGTTGAAGATCGAGCGCAGGCCCGTCATACCGCCATAGGTGGAAGTGCCGTCTCCGCTAAAGAGGCAGCCATCCTCAGCCTTGGCAAAAGCCCACGCCAATTCGCCGGAGAGAAGGTCGCCCATGGAGACGGCGGCGTCCTCGTCCAGATCGCGCGAAACATAGGTGAGCGCGGCCATCGCCTTCGCCGTCAGCCCGATCTGTCCATAAACCGGATCGGAGGTGGTAACGGCGGTGCCCTTGTCATCGACAAAATACGTGGTCAGGCCGCTGACCCATTTCGGAATGGTGATGCGGTCGCGCCCCATCGGGTACACGCGCAACTCCTGACGGGCCAATCCGTAATTGTCGCGGAGCGTGATGATTTCCATCGACACTTCTTCGGGGACAAAGAAGCCGCCGGCGGAGTTGATGCCTTCCGACATCGCCTTTTGAACCATCAGGCCGTTTTCGCGGCACCAGTTCGCGGACTTCTCGTTGCCGAACATGGTCGCGAGGAAAAACTGCCCCACCTTGTGAGCGCGAGACAGAGAATTTTCGCCGCGAATGTTTTTGAGCGCGTGAGACGAAAGAACGCTGCGGGCGGCCGAGAGAGCGGGGACGCCATCGACAATGTTGATCGGCTGCGCCTTAGCGGCCTTCGCGGCAAGGATCGACTCCTCACGCTGAATCTCAGCGTCAAGCGTCTTGATCTCGTCAAGATGCGCGACGTGCGCCTTGCGCTCATCCTCGTTGAGAACGAGACGGCTTTCTTTCTCAGCCTTTTCAGTAATAAGTTCGGCAGCATTGATAATATCGGCCCGCTTTTCGCGGAGGGCCTTCAAACGATTGGACATTGAAATCTCCTTTTGTCCAAAAAAAATGGCCGGGATTTTCCCGGCCACTGTTCAGCCGCCCTCGCGAGCGGATGCGGTTCGGCGTTAGCCGAGTTTCAATAATTCGAGGCGGTGGCGCGCAAATTCGACGGAATGAGATGCGTCAAAAGTGACCACCTCATCCATGTCGCGACCCTCGATTAACGCTTCGGCGTTCGCCGGAACGGTAACGATTGAAAATTCGAGTAATTCCTGCTCGACAAAATCAATTCCAAGCTGGCGCTTGGGGTCTTCGGAAAAATTGTATTTCAGCGGGACAAACCCAACGGATGTCGCCGACAAATAACCGTCCTTAAGCATCTGATAGACGGTATCGTTGAAGGCCAGCATCCCCATCGGCGTAAACTCGACGCGAGATTTGAGCTTGCCATCCTCAACACGAACATTTGTTGCCTTGCCTACGGGCAGAAGCGAATTGTCGTGCATCCACAAGACGACCGGATTCTTTTTATAGGCTTTGAGTTTCCAGCCTTCCGGGTTCACGGTGTCGCCATAGCGATCAACCGATTTCGTCGAAATTGTAAAATCAAGAACGCGGGCGTCCTCGCCGCTCGCCTTGATTTCCGTTTCAAGCGTTCGGCGGATAAGACACTCATCGCCACTTTCTTTTGCTTCGCGTAATTTTCTAACTTGAAATTCCTTGGACCCAAGAACGAGCCGACGCATGCTTATTCTCCAGCGACTAGCCGCAACGCCTCGTGCGGTCGCATGTCTTTCGTTGGGGGTGGCGAGGCGTCTGACGGCAATATCGGAGTTCCGGCAATAGTCATGTTCGTAGGCCGTAAATATTCGTCTCCGTCAGGAATCGGATTCATATTTTCCTTTTCAAGAACGTCGTTTGCGCTCATCCATCCCCAATTTCTCGCAACGGCGTAGGCGTCATAGCGGCTCTTGAGATCACCGCGCAGAAGCGCGTCGAAAAGAAACTCGAAGTAATATTCGCCCTTCTCCGTATCGCGCAGGAGCGTTGCGTTAAGCGTTTGCTCCCAGCGTTTGGCGATTGGCATCAGTGAATCAGTGACGTATTCGAGCGACTGATGCTCGATATTAGAAAACGTCGCATTGTCTAGAATGCCGATCTTGTGCGGCGGCACACGAAAGATGCTGGCGATCTCCGCGCGCGTCAGTTTGCGCGCTTCAATAAATTCGGCATCAACATTGGTCATTGCTATGGGTTTGAAATCCATAGCTTCGGCAAGAACCGCAACCCGGTTCGTGTTTTCGACGCCCTGGTATTGCTCATTCCACTCCTTCGCGATGCTTTTGCGGCCCTCTTTGCCGACCTTGCCTGGATGAACCAGCAGGCCGCCGGGGCGAGCGCCATTCGCAAACAGCTTCGATGCGTGTTTCGCCGTCGCAAGGTCCATACCTATGACGTTGCGGGCTTGTGAAATCCGGCTTACTCCGACATATCCATCTTCGGCCTTGTCGCGAATGTGCAGAATATCTTCTTGGTAATGCCGCTGAACCTTTGCGCCAGCCCACATCCTTACGTCATAAAAGATGGTGCCATCGCTATCTAAACGCACCTCAACCCAGTCGGGATGGAGCGGAATCAACCGTTTAGGCGTATAACGACCATCGCGCTCGATCAGGGAGTAGGCATTGCCGCGCAGTAACAGATGCGACTGCATCGTTTCGCGCCAGTCGAACGAGGACTGCACCTTGTTAGGTTCTGCGGCCAGCAGTTTGTAGAGCGGATGATCCTCCGCGCTTACCCGGCCCTTGCCGTCGGGCAACTTACGATAAAGTTTAAGAGGCAGTTTCGCGATGTCTTGCGATAAAACCTGTACTGCCGCATAAACCGCCGCGCTGCGCTGCGCGCTTTGCGCATTGACGCGGACTCCGGCGTCAGCTTCTTCGCCACCGACCCAATCCAATAGCCACCGTTCTGGGCTGGAAGTGCCGGACTTCATCAGCCAAGATCCAACGCGCTGGATGATGTTCATACGGTAGCCTCGGCATCATATATTGATCCGATGCCCGCATACTCGTTACGGAATCCGCCCTCCGTGTCGTAAACGCTAGTGCTGTCCTCTGCGGTGTCCGCGCTGCCGATAGCCATTGCCAACGCAATCGCTCCGTCGATG